AAATTCACCACCACCAGCACCGCCACCTGCAACTATAAAATAAGATGCTATATATGGAGCATTTGGTGCTGTTGGTTGTAAAAATGCATTTGAAATTTTCCATCCTTGAGTTGCATCAATATAAATAAAAGTAACAGTTTCACCACTTGTGGATAAATTAACATTGTTAGCTATCCCATTAATATTAGAACCATTACGCCCAATAGTGACAGCGTTTGTAGCAAATGTACTTGCATAATCTATAATTTGAACTTGATTGCCTGATATAGGACTTGCAGGAAGAGTTACTGTAAATGCTGCACTTGTAGTATTGCAAGGATAAATGTTACCTGCTACTGCTGTAAATCCTGTAGTCTGTACTGATTGAGTAGTAAAACCTCCACCTTGTACCCATGCACTACCATTGTAGAACTCCATAACACCTAAAGTAGAGTTATACCCTTGCTGTCCAGTACTAGGAGCAGACGGTCTACCAGCAGTAGTCCATGTAGCATTAGTTATGCCATTTGTTCCAGAGATGACAACAGGCATTATACTGTTCCTTTATATATTGTAATCATGCTGTGTATGTTCCTGAAGCTGTAAATGTTATAATTGTATTAGAACCGCTTGTTGTAATTGTAGGTGATCCTGTTGTAGTGCCTGTGTAATTGGCGGTTGGTACTGATAAAATAACTACTCCAGAACCACCAGCACCTGATGTAGCATAACCAGTAGTATAACCAGAACCACCACCGCCACCGCCAGTATTAGCAGTTCCAGATGTTGCAGTTGTAGTTGATGCAGTACCAGCTCCACCCCCACCTGATCCTCCAGAACCTGCTGTTCCATTCTCTTGAATACAACCACCGCCACCACCTGCATAAGTAACAGCAGAGCCAGTTATAGAATTTGAAGTTCCAGCCCCTCCATTACCACCGTTTGTTGTAGTTCCAGTAGCACCAACTGCACTAGAACCTCCACCACCACCAGCACCATATTTAGCAGATCCATTATTACCAGCACCACCAGCATTACCTTGACCAGAAGTTCCAGCTCCGCCTGCTCCACCACCAGATCCTCCAGCTGATCCACCACCTCCACCAGATCCTCCAGACTGTGCTCCAGAATTGTTGTTTCCGCCTCCACGCCCACCACCAATAGCAGTTGTTACTCCAGTTAAACTTGAATTATTACCTGCATTTCCATTAAGACCACCACCAACAGCAGCTCCTCCTCCACCTACAGTAGCTGTGTATGTTGTTCCGATTGATAGTGTTGTAGTAGATGTTAAATATCCTCCAGCACCGCCTCCACCACCACAACTACCACCTGATGCTCCACCTGCAACTACTAAATAAGAAGCTGTATAAATATTACCTGCTGTACCTGCATTTGTCCAACCAACAGCACCATAAATCTCTAACTGACCTGTAGTAGTATTGTATCGTGTCATGCCATTTACAGGACTTGCAGGTCTTTGTGCAGTCGTTCCTGTAGGTATAAAAGCACCACCTGTAGATGAGTCAGCTATAACTGGAGTTCCTGTCGTAGCAGGAAATGTAAGCGTAGTAGTACCTGCTACTGCTGGTACGTCTAGTGTGACTGAACCTGAAGTAGAACCGTTAAGTATTAGTTTAGCCATTAGTTATTCTCTGCTGGTAAAGGTGTATTGCCTTCTTCAAGCCATTTTAGGTAGGCTTGGTAGTCTGTGTTAGCTGGGTCAAATGGGATAAACCAAATCTGTCCATTGTCATCTGTTTTCATTACAGAACTAACTGTTTTAGTGTTTTTACTTATTTGTAATTTATACATATTAAAGTTCCGCAATTAATAGTAAGTAAGCATTTGCATCATTATTTGCTTGAAATTGATAAGGTCTAAATTGAGTTAAACCTGTTGCACCAAAACCAATTTCTATAGTGTTAAGGGTCATAACAGCTGAATCTGGAGTTGATACTGAAGCAGAATAACCTGTTTGAGTATCTGAAAGACGAAAATTTCCAGAACTTGTTAAAGTTGGTTTTGCTCTCATTGTTACTGGCATAAATAATAACCCATAAGCCGAAGTAGTGTTACTAGCAAAACCAATACCAAATCCTGAATATGTACTTGTTGATCCAACTTTATATGTATATCTCTGACAATTAGCCAATTCCTGATTATAGAGTCTGCGTTCAAACGGTGTTGCTGTTGAACCTACTTCTAGTTGGACATCTGTAATTTCAAACCAATCATTAGTACTAGCTGTGCCAACAGGGGTATAAAAAAATAAAATTCCTAATTGATTAACTGATGAACCTGCAGAAATGGTTACGCTATACGAAACCCAACTTGTTGTTAATGTAATGGAATTACTTGTATTAGATTGACCAGTCCAAGCATTATTATAAAAGTTAGCTGCTGATTGGTCTGTACCTGTCCCTGTCCCAATACGAGCAGTTATTTGATTACTTGTTCCAGAAAAATTTGCACCAATCCTAGCCTTAAAAGATAATGTAACTGAATTGCCAGCCATATTTTGACAATTATATGATTCTATTACTTGTCCCCAACCTAATGCTGCTGTTGATGTATCTCCACTATTTCTTTGAATACGCAGTGCATAAGCTCCACCTGTAATACCGCTAGAAACTCTTTGAGCTATTGCACCGCTTGTGCCTGATGCTCTAAACGCAAACATTCTATCAACAGGATACACAAAATTAGCTGCAGTTAAAGTAACACTAGCACCAGCATTTCTCTGGTCTATTCCCATATCACCATTTATAATGCGGTTCTTTAGCACATAAGGTGACGCTGCAGCAGTTTGCGTACTTGCATCTGAAAACTGTATGCCACTAGAAGCGGTAGTAAGTTTACCAGCTAATGTAGTATCTTGTGCTGTGCTTATAGTAAGAGCTGTAGTGCCATTATTAGTTTGTAATACTAATGAGCCACTATTATCAGGTTGTATCACTACACCATTGGTTGTAGTTGCGTTTATAATTGTACTCATACTATCACCCATCTTGACGTAGAAGGAACGGTAACTGTTACACCACCAGCAATAGTAACATCACCTGCTTCTACAGAATTATATCCTGTAGGGAATGTATAAGATGATCCTATAGTTGCGTTATTAACATTAAGTCCGTTAGATGCTGCAAACTGTGGAGCAAAAGCTGCACCAGTTTCGTCTTGGTAAACAGCTTCTTCAGCAGGATAAGTTACAAATACATTCTTTGTGCCTGCACTAAAGTTTACTAGAGAACCACTATTGCTAGACTCTAATACAGTAGTGCGAGATAAGGTAGTGCCTGAAGATGTATAAGTACCTATACCTACTTCCCATTCTGAACCCAATACAATAGCGTAGTAAGTAGTATTACCGTTACCTATTGCAGAGAATGATTGGAAGCCAGATACTGCACCAGCAAGCGTAATAGTACCTGTGCCTGTGGTATTAGTTGTTTCCTGTACCCTATCCTTTACGACTAAAGGCATGAATTATCCTTAAGCTAATGTAACTGAAAGATTGCCTGTTGAAATCTTAAAGATGTCACCAGAGTCAATAGTTTTAGATGTATCTAAAGGTGTATGGTAAAGTAAGTTAGGTCCTGAAGTAGAATCATTAATACCAATCCAACCTACTGTTCCCCATGAAGCTGTTGCTGTTGGAAAAGTAACGTCAGCATTATTTGTAGTTACACCGTTAGAAGGTGCAGCAAATGTGACTGCTGTTCTAGCGTATGAACCACCAGTTACTTCTGTACCTGATGCGTCATCATTAGGGTTTGAAGTCCATAATGATACATAAACTGTTGTAGGTGCTGTGTAAGATGTTGCTCGTAGAGTTACGTTAATTAAAGCGTTCTCTAAATAGTTTGACATTTCTGACATAATTTTTCCTTAAGCTGTTGTAATTGAAAGATTACCAGTGTACTCACTAGAATCATCTGCTGCTGTTAATGAATTTACACCTCTATCATATAATGCAGCCCAAGTTTGAACTCTTGCGTCATTCATAAGATACGGTTCTGCCTCACCTAATGTTGCGTATAACAATAAATCTTGGCAATTAGCTAAAAATACATTAGATGAAACTGATGAGCTTAAATATGGCGGTGCTGCATAATAAAGCATATTTAATGTGTATGTTGAATCTGGAATAGGTGCAAATTGAAATTCTGCTGCTAATACTGTATATTTTGTAGGTACGCCTGATTCTGTTGTTCTGGCGTTAGTAAAGAAACTTGGATTGCTTAAATATTCAATAGTAGATACAGGTGTAGTTTGCAAATATAACCCACGCATAGCCAAAAAGTCGCTAGGAAGTGCAACTGTTTTATCACCAGCTGTTGTGGTAGTAGTAACAACTTTAAGCATAAATCTTGCACGAAGATCACGTCTTAATCTATTTTCTGCTAATTGAATAAAATCTGGGATTTGTGTTGTTAAGTCACTACGAGCCAAGTAATCAGCTACTGTAGCTTTTAGGTCTGTGTAATTAGTAAATGCCATTATACTGTGCCTTCTCGTGTTCTAAACACTTTGTTATCTGGGTCATTAAGAAATTTTCTAAATGCTTTTTGGTCTATGACATGGAATCCACGCACAATACCTCTTTTGTTTAATTCGTCAAAGACAGTCATAGGAATACTAGCTATCTTGTTATCAAATATATCATCACCCCAACGAGTGTGTTTATCTGTATGTTTTCTTTGGTTGTAATTACTATCTATAATATCTGTAATGTCTTGTCTAGTTTCAATAACTAAACCACTATCAGTATCATGCACAACGCTTGTTCTAAATGTTATTGGTTTCATTCATTTGCCTTTTGCCTGTGAATTGAGTGAAAACAACTTTTACAGACAAGTGTATTAAAATGTTACTATAAAAAGAATATAC